TGTGGTTTCAAATGTAACTGGTACTGATACAATAACTAAAAATCAAGATTGTTCTGATAAAATTAATAGTGGTTATGTTGGATATACACCATTAGATAATCCAACATCAACTCAAATATCATATAAGGACTTTAAAAAACTACTTGGAGATAGAATTGTCGCAAGTGGAGTACCAAAAGAAACAACAAGTAATAGTGTAACAACTATTAATCCTACTTTTAGAGATTTATCTTATTATTTATTCTCATTTATTTATTTAGACTCCGCATCATCAAGTGGAATGAAAGCTTATGAGAATAATTATAGTACAATTAATTTAACTGAAACTTATGGGGCGGTACTTGCCACAACAACTAATAAAAAGTACTATTGTCTTTCAAGAGGCACTAATTTAAACATACCGATTGTATCATTTATATCTGCTGAAAAATTTGTAGATTTTGCAATTGCTAGATTCAAAGATAAATTATCTTTAATTAATACAAATCTTACTGCTCAAGAGGATATTGTTAAATTGTATGTTACAAAGTATCCAATTAATCAACCTGATAATGTTTATACTGAAATGACAGAACAAGATAAAAATACATTACAAAATAAAGTAAAACAGGCAATAGATATATATAACTCATTAAATTAATTTTATTGAATAACTAGATATTTATAAATAAAAAGAATTATGGATACAAAATTAATTTTAGACAACTACTTGGGTAAAAACACAAGAGTGTCAGAGAAAGATAAAGGTAATGGGTACAAAGAAGTTTGTGACTTAGACACTGGAGATTGTTATACGCTTAGAATAAAAGATGGATTAATTGAGAGAGTTGATAATACTATGAACACATTCAAAAAAATCCAAGTAGAAACTAAAACAGGAATTAAACAATTATTAAACGGATAATCATGGCAATAGATAAAAAAATATTAAAAGAAATAAGTAGATTTAATTCTATTAACAAATACATAATTGAACAAGTTGATCCGGCATTAGATCCAGCGTTGGCACCACCTGTAGATCCTATGGCACCACCTGTAGATCCTATGGCACCTCCAGCAGATCCTAATGCTGCGCCCACAGACCCTAACGCAGTTGCTCCAATTCCACCGGCAGCACCTATTGATATTGCAACCGACCCTGAGGTAGAAGAACTTGGTGCTGAGGGAGAAGAAGAAGAAAACAAAGAAGAATTAGATGTTACAGATTTAGTTAAGAGTCAAAAAAATATGGAACAAAAACAAGAAGAATATTTTGATAACTTATTTGCTCAACTAAAAACTCTTGAGGAAAAATTAGGTGAAATGGATGGTTTGGTAACAACCATAAATAACTTAGAAACTAAGTTTGATAAATTTAGACCAAAAACTCCACAAGAGAAATTAGAACTAAGAAGTTTAGATTCAGGTCCTTTTAACCAAAAATTATCTGACTTCTTTCAAGACAAAGAACCTGATATGGAAAAATCGGGTAAAAATGAATATGTTTTAACAACTGATGATGCTAATAATTACTCTACAAATGATGTTGAAACTTCATTTAATAATTACGACGACGAAGACACAAATATGATGTAATACTTTAGAGAGGGACATCAATGTCCCTCTCAAGTTTTTTTTAAATATTTTATTGACTACCCTACTTTTTATAACTATATTTTCTACGTAAACCTTTAATAAATATATACAAAATGGCGACAAACAATGTTTTAGATGCAGTTTTGGCTCAGTATGAGAGTTCAAAACAAAGTGGTTCTTCTTCCACTTCAAAATTCACACAAGAAGAAAGAATGAAAAAGTATTTCGCAGCAATCCTTAAGGATAACGAAAAACAAGGTCAACGAACAATCCGTATTTTACCTACAACTGATGGATCATCTCCTTTTAAGGAAGTTTGGTTTCACGAAATCAATGTTGATGGCAAATGGCAGAAGTTCTATGATCCAGGAAAAAATGACAACGAACGTTCACCTTTGAATGAGGTATATGACGAGTTAATGTCAACAGGTCGTGAATCCGACAAACAATTAGCAACACAATACAAGGCACGTAAGTTTTATATTGTTAAAGTAATTGACCGTGACCACGAAGAAGATGGTGTTAAATTTTGGAGATTTAAACACAATTACAAACAAGAAGGAATCCTTGACAAAATTATTCCAATTTGGAAAGCAAAAGGTGATGTTACTGACTCTGATACTGGTCGTGACTTAATCCTTGAACTTACAAAGGCAAAAACCCCAAAAGGAGCAACGTATACGGTTATCCAAACCGTTATGTATGACGATCCGGCACCAACACATGAAGATGCTGAACAATCATCAACATGGGTCAACAATGAGTTGACTTGGGAGAACGTATACTCTAAGAAACCTGTTGAATATCTTGAATCAATTGCAAGAGGTGAAACTCCACGTTGGGACACTGACGCAGGAAAATACATCTACTCAAATAATCAAGAAGAAGAGATTTCTATGGGTGGAAGTGTAAAGTCTGAAGTTAAAAAGGCTGATCCTCAGTCTAATCAAGAAGTTGACGAAGATTTACCATTCTAATTAAACTTTAATATGGACACTTGGAAATACTGAGTGTCCATATTTTTTAAAATCAAAAAAAAATGAGCAAAATAGCAGAAAAAATGTATGAGGCGTTGTCCTTAAAATACCGTAGTGAAATGGCAGAAGCGGAGGCAACATTATTAGTTTATTTAACTTCACCTGTTGGTATTGGTGAACACCCACAACATCTTGAAGAAATGGATAAGTTGGTTGAAAAATTCGCTAATGCACAAGATAAACTTGAGTCATTGGAAAAAATTCGTAAATATAATTCAGCAATTACACAATAACATGGCGATAAGAAAAAGAGAAATATCTTTAGAGACAATCAAAGGTAAGTACTCAACAAAAACAAAATACAAGCCAGAAAGTTTTTATAATCTTGGAGAGGCTTTTTTGGGGTCATCTGGATTACCGGGACCTATTATGGGGGGTATAAATATGTTTTTAGGGCATTCAAATACTTCAAAAACAACGGCAATGATCCTTGCCGCAGCAGACGCTCAGAAAAAAGGACATTTACCTATTCTTATTATTACTGAGAAAAAATGGTCTTGGGAACACGCTATTGAATTAGGGTTACAGGCAGAAAAAAACGAACTTGGTGAGTATGATGGTATGTTTATTTTTAACGATTCGTTTGATGTGATTGAACAAGCAACTGAATTTATTAATGATATTCTTGATGCTCAAGAAAAAGGTGATATTCCTTATAGTTTATTATTTTTGTGGGATAGTATCGGTAGTATACCTTGTCAGATGACTTTTGATGGTAAAGGTGGTGGAATGCACAACGCAAAAGTATTAGCAGATAAAATTGGTATGGGAATTCATTCAAGGATTTCAAAATCTAAAAAAGAAGAATATCCGTATTACAACACTTTGGTTATTTTAAATCAACCTTGGGTGTTACTTCCTGATAATCCATTTGGACAACCTGAAATTAAGGCCAAAGGTGGTGAAGCGGTATGGTTGGCATCATCATTAGTGTTCTTATTTGGTAATCAGAAAAAAGCAGGTATTAGTCACATTGATGCAACTAAGAATGGTAGAAAAGTATCGTTTGCAATTAGAACTAAGATTTCAATATTAAAAAATCACGTTAATGGTCTTGGGTATAAAGATGGTAAGATCATCGCAGTACCACAAGGTTATATTACAGACACAAAAGAATCTTTGGATAACTATAAGAAAGAATATTCTGATTATTGGGAAACAAAATTAGGGTATTCAGATTATTCTTTGGATGAATCTGATGATGACTCTGACGAGTAAAAAGTATTTCAAACGACTTAAAAAATTTAAATGGTCAAAACATTAATTGTTGATGGTAACAATTTATTAAAAATAGGATTTCACGGAGTTAAGGATTTTTATAATAATGGTGAACACATTGGTGGGACTTGGCATTTTCTTAACACAATTCGTAAATTTTTAGAAGAAACTAATTTTAATAAAGTTATGGTCTTTTGGGATAGTGATACAAACTCATCACAAAGAAAATTAATATATCCAAAATATAAGATGAATCGTAAGTCTTCTCCTAATGATGAGGAGAAGACAGATTCATTTAACAAACAAAAAACAAGGGTTAAACAATATCTTGAAGAGATGTTTATAAGACAATTAGAGGTTGAAAATTCGGAAGCGGATGATCTTATTGCCTACTATTGTCAAATCTCTTTAGATGAAGAGAAAACGATATTCTCAAGTGATAAAGACTTAACTCAATTAATTTCAGAAAAGGTATTAATCTATTCACCAAACTTAAAGTCATATTATAGATTTGGGGACAACATTAAATTTAAAGATTGTTCAATTCCTCATTATAATGTTATGACATTTAAGATCCTTGCTGGAGATACGTCGGATAACATTGATGGAATAAGTTTAATGGGTGAGAAAACTTTAATTAAGTTTTTCCCTGAAATACTTGATTCGGAGATATCTTTAACCGATATTTTAACAAAGGGTGAGTTATTGTTAAAAGAACAACAAAAAAATGTTGTTTTAGGGAATCTACTCAGTGGAAAAACCAAAGAAGGTATTATGGGTGATGATTTTTTTAAAATCAATAAAAAACTCGTAGATTTGTCAGAACCTTTAATTAACGAAGAGGGTAAAGAAATGGTTAGGGAATATTACTCTGAATCGATGGATCCCGATGGGAGAGGGCATAGAAACCTAATTAGAATGATGATGGATGACGGGTTCTTCAAATACCTACCAAAAGGTGATGACTCTTGGGTTAATTTTTTAAAACCATTTTTAAAATTATCAAGAAAAGAAAAAACAAAATTTAGAAACAAAAAGTAAAAACAAAAACAAAATGAAAGATCAAGATGTAACAAAAGTTGAATTCCTATTAATGTGTAATGATAACATTGTAGTACAACGTTTTTTTAATGTTAAAGGATTTAACAAAAATGCCCACAAATCTGAGGATTTTTATGACCATATGAGTATGGTATGTCGTAAATTACAATATGATTTGAAAATGAGATCGGTGGTCTATATGTTAGACAACAAATATGAAATTTCTGAGAATCCAGCAATTTTAAATACGTCAATTACTGACGGAGATGAAAATTTTAACCTTTATATTAAGGTTGGGGACCTGACAATTTGTCATAGAAGGTTTGATGCTAAAGTGTATCCCCCAAAGGTAAGATACACCGTAGACCTACGCCCAAAGCTAAAAGGTATATTAAACGACCTGACTGACATTTTTTCAGGCAAAAATTTTAATTATTTTTACCCTGAATTTATCCAAAACTAATAGTATTTATCTTTACTAACAGAAGGAAAATTATGGCGACAAACAAAAATTTTGAGTATCTAGGAAACACATTCCAATTACAATTACTTAATCAAATTATCTTAGATAAAGATTTTTCACATTCAATCATTGATGTGATTGAAAACAATTATTTTGAAAATAAATACTTTAAAATAATTACCCAAATGATCAGAGAGTATTATACAAAATATGATCACACACCATCATTTGAGACATTAGAACAGATTACTAAATCTGAACTACAACAAGAGATTGCATCCAAGATAGTATTGGATACAATTAAGAAAATTAAGGACGCACCTATTGATGGCGTAGCTTTTGTACAGGAAAAGGCGTTAAAGTTCTGTAAACAACAGGAACTTCAAAAGGTTATGACCAAAGCTCAAAAAATCATTGATGGTGGTGAATTTGAGAACTATGATGCCCTTGAGGAAATGGTTAGAGGAGCTTTACAAGTAGGAGCTAAAGACACAAGTTCAATGGATGTCTTCTCCAATATTGATCAGGTCCTTGATGAAGACTATAGACACCCAATTCCAATGGGAATACCTGGAATTGATAGACTACTTAAAGGTGGTTTGGCTAAAGGTGAGATTGGGGTTATATTAGCACCAACGGGTGTGGGTAAATCTACAATCTTAACTAAAATTGCTAACCACGCATTTAACTTAGGAAACAACGTACTTCAGATCTTTTTTGAAGATAACCCAAAGGTAATTCAAAGAAAACACTACACACTTTGGACTAAGATTCACCCTGATGAATTATCAGAAAAAAGAGACGAAGTTATCAAAAAGGTTAAAGATATTGAGGAATCTATGCCAAATAAGTTAATTATGAATAAGTTACCATCTGATACGGTAACCATGTCACAAATTAAGAATCAAATAAGAAAGATGGTTGCTGATGGTAATAAGATTGATATGGTATTACTTGATTACATTGATTGTGTTGTTCCTGATAAGAATTTAGGTGATGAATGGAAGAGTGAAGGATCTGTAATGAGAGCATTTGAAGCAATGTGTCACGAAATGGATTTAGTTGGATGGACCGCAACACAAGGTAATAGAAGTTCTATTTCTTCTGAGGTTGTAACAACTGATCAAATGGGTGGATCAATTAAAAAGGCACAAGTTGGTCACGTTATTATTACGGTGGCAAAAACACTTCAACAAAAAGAAATGAAATTAGCAACAATAGCAATTACAAAATCAAGGGTTGGTGATGACGGAGTTGTATTTGAGAATTGTAAATTTGATAATGCAATGTTAGACATTGACACCGATAGTTCTATGACTTTCTTAGGGTTGGAAGAACAAAAAGAAGAAAAACAACGACTAAGAGTCAAAGAGTTGTTAGAAAAAAGACAACAAAGACAAAAAGACGAAACAAAAACTAATTAATTTTAAGAAAAAAAATGGAAAAAATATTAAAGGAAAACCCTAACAGGTTTGTTATCTTCCCGATTGAACACAATGACATATGGGAATACTACAAAATGCATCAGGCGGCGTTTTGGACGGCAGAAGAAGTAGATTTAACGAATGATATTCGTGATTGGGAAAAATTAACAGATAATGAAAAATTCTTTGTAAAGAATGTATTATCATTTTTCGCAGCTTCTGATGGGATTGTAAATGAAAATTTGGCGGAGAACTTCTATCGTGAAGTACAATATCCTGAGGCTAAGTTTTTCTACGGATTTCAGTTGGCGATGGAGAATATTCACTCATTAATGTATTCGTTATTGATTGATACTTACATTAGTAATCCAAAAGAAAAAGATGAGTGTTTTAATGCGATTGAGAACTTACCAGCAGTTAAGAAAAAAGCGACATGGGCTCTTGATTGGATTGATAATGGATCTTTCCAAGAAAGATTGGTGGCATTTGCTGCGGTTGAGGGTATATTCTTTTCAGGATCATTCTGTTCAATATTTTGGATGAAATCAAGAGGTATTATGCAAGGATTGTGTAATGCAAATACACTTATCTTTAAAGATGAAAACTTACATTGTGATTTTGCAATTCACTTATTGAACAACCATTGTGAGGAAAAACCATCTGAAAAAAGAATTAAGGAGATTTTGTTATCGGCTTTAGAAATTGAAAAAGAATTCATTACTGAGTCATTACCTGTATCATTAATTGGGATGAACTCAAACTTGATGAAACAATATTTGGAGTTTGTTGTTGATGGACTTTTAGTTAAATTTGGTTGTAGTAAAAAATTCAACGTTGAACAACCATTTAAGTTTATGGAACAGATTGCGGTTGAAACAAAAGGTAATTTCTTTGAGTCTAGAACAATGGAATACCAAAAAGCAAAATTGAACGAAACGATTACGTTTGAAGAAGATTTTTAAATATTAAAAAATTATGATGTCACTTAAAATATTAAAACGAGATGGGGATAATGTAACGTTTAACCCACAGAAAATTTACAACCGTGTTAAAAAAGCAGCAAAAGGATTGAATGTTAATTCAGATGAGATTTTTATTAAGGTTATTACTTCAGTACCAACTGAGGGTGTAATAACAACAAAAGAATTAGATAAGTTAGTTTACGAGATTGCGGCATCTTACACTGGTAGTCACCACGATTACTCAAGATTAGCGTCTTCAGTTGCAATTTCTTCATACCATAAAGAAACCAATCCAAGTTTTTCAGAAACTATGAATTTGTTATTTGGTGATGGTATCATCAATGAAAAATTGATTGAGACCATTAAAGAATATGGTGAGGATAGTATTGATGAGGTAATTAATCACGATAATGATTATAATTTTGATTACTTTGCTTGGAGATCTTTACAAGAAATGTACTTGTTAAAAAGACCTAATGGTGTTGTAGTTGAAAGACCACAACATATGTATATGAGGGTCGCATTATGGGTTACAGATAACTTTGTGGAGGCGGTTGAGTACTACAAATCATTATCAAATCAACTTATATCTAAGGCAACACCAATTATGATTAATGCGGGTACAAAGGTACCTCAATTAGCATCTTGTGTTTTACACTATAATAATTCAGACTCAAGAAGTGGATTGTTAAATACATTAACGGATATATCAACTTATTCTTCAGACGCTGCGGGAATTGGACTATCAATGTCTAACATTAGAAGTAAAGAAAGTAGAATATCAAGTTCAGGTGGTTATGCGGGTGGTTTATTAAAATACCTTAAAATAGTTAATGAATCTTTACGTTTCTTTAACCAACAAGGTCGTAGACCAGGGTCGGCAGCAATTTATCTTGAACCTTGGCATAAAGATATTTTTGATTTATTGGAAATTAAAAAGAACACAGGTGCTGAAGAATTGAGAGCTAGAGATTTGTTTACGGCACTTTGGATCCCTGATAATTTCATGAGAGCGGTAAAAGACAATACTGAATGGTATTTATTCTGTCCTAACGATATTATCACTGCAGGTATCAAACCATTACAAGAATCATTTGGTGATGAGTATGAAGAAAATTACAATAAAGCGGTTTCTTTAGGGTTGGGCAAAAAAGTTAAAGCACAAGACATTTGGTCTAAAATTATTGAATCACAAGTTGAAAGTGGTATCCCTTATTTATGTTCTAAAGATAGTGCAAACAGAAAGACTAACCACCAAAACATCGGTGTGATCAAACAGTCTAATCTTTGTAATGAGATTTATCAGTACACAGATGAGGAAACAACGGCTATCTGTACATTATCTTCAATAGTACTTAAAAACTTTATCACTAATGGTAAATTTGATTTCCAATTGTTGTTTAATGAAGTAAGAAAAGTAGTTAGAACTTTAAATAAAGTTGTAAATATTAATAATTACTCAACACAAAAAGGATTAAAAGGTGGTTTAGAACAACGTGCAATTGCTATCGGAACACAAGGTTTGGCTGACGTATTTTACTTACTTGACTTAATCTTTACAGACGAA